TCAAGAGATGCTGTAGGTTCCCCTACCTTTGAAAAGACACAGCTACCAACTCTTATTAATGACATTGCAATGGTTAAATACGGGCCATTAACACAAGACTTCCGTATGGCAAGGTTTGTCAATAAGATACTTTTCTTTGCTTTTGATAGTGACAGGGCTGTGGCTAATGCCTTTGCTAATGTTTTAACAGACGCAAGGTACTCAAAAAGGATTCTAGATAAGGCGGCAGAGATAGCCATGAAAAAAATGGTCCCAGAAGAGGAAGCATTCAATACAGCGTTATTGTATGGTTTGATGGCATCCAGAGGCATCAACAAATACTTTGAAGCTGATGACCCTGATGCCGAATTTATGAGGGACTTTAAAAATCAGGCGGTTATTGAGCAGACTGAAGAGGGTCTGGGAGCTTCCCCAAGTCAGTAATCACTGTGTACACTACTGAAGTGTCTAGCTTAAACCACTCTCCACGAAACTCATCTGTTTCTTTTTGTAGAAGNAGNTGAGCTTTTCTTTCATCTTTTGCCTTGTCTTCTGATTTAAAAGAGCAAAGTAATTCGTAGTCTCTCANGGGGCTACTTGTTTGATAAGAGTTAACTCTGTCTTCAGCATCAACTGCCATACCTACTTTAACCCACCCGGGCCATGCGGGATTAATCAGTCCGTATACGTAACCGGGCTTGGCTTTGTCTAGGTCTTGATGGCTCCACGCCGCTTCAAAGCTAGAGAACCTACCCGGCTTATGCATAGGGTGACTCTTAGAAACATACTTTCCTGCTACCCACATCCGGTTAAAGTTCTTTCTATTTTGGGAATCCAACGAACGTCTACGATTATCAGTAGGCTGTAGGTACCACCACTTTCCATCTTCAAANATGATATTCTTAGTTATTGGCATTACTAAAAATTCTCCTCTGTTGCTTCATATANGAGGCGTTAAAACCTCTTATGAATTCTTTATGCATCAAGGTTGATGGCTTAAACGGGCTATCTAGTCGCCCATTGTAAAAAGCTTTACAGCCCATTGAATAGGCATTTTGACAGTGTTTACTGATATGCTTATCTCGCATAAATGATCCTTCTGCTATGCTTAATCCCAACCCCAATCATCGCCATCTAATCCTTTGGCGTTGTAGTCGGTTACTCTTCCTTCAAAGAAGTTTTTGTGAGAAGCCCCTGATACTACCCAGTCTACCCACGGTAGAGGGTTCTCTTTGACTTTCCAATTACCTTTAAGACCCAACTGTATGAGCCTACGGTCGGCGAGGTAACGAATGTATTGCTTAACCTCTTGCGCTGACAAGCCTTCAATAGGACCCATTTCAAACGCCAGATCGACAACTTTATCCTCAAGCTTAACAGCCTGACGGACCATTTCGTATATGTCCTTTTTGAATTCATCGTTAACAATGCGAGGATGTTCTTCACAGAAAGACCTAAACAACTGAACCATTCCTTCGCAGTGGATAGTCTCATCACGAATACTCCATTCAACAATTTCGCACATGCCACGCATTTTACCGTAGCGTTGATAATTAAGTAACATAACAAACGCTGAGAACAAGCTCATGCCTTCATTAATTGCAGAGCGAGCTACAGCTTTAGCAAGACCCGTGTGGCTATGCACATCAATATCCTGCATAAACTCTACCTTCTCAGCCATTTGTTTAAACTCTAAGAACGCAGAAAACTCTTCCTCTGGGAGGCCAAGTGTGTCGTTTAATAGTGCATAGCTTCTTTGATGAACAAACTCTCGATTGGCGTAGCTTGTAAGCATCGCACGTACCTCATTGTTCTTGAACTTAGGAATGTAGTACTCAAGATAGTTTGTACCAACAGCAACATCTGATTGGGTAAACAAACGTAGAATCTGAGTAATATGATTCTTTTCTACATCAGATATATTACCCGACTTCCATTGGGTAACATCCTCTTGTAAGGAAGCCTCCCACTCGCCCCAGTGGATACGCTCGTGAGATATAGCTCTCTCGACAGCCCAAGGGTATTTAAAAGGTTTGTACACAACGTTTGCTTCTAATAACGACACTAGTCGTCTCCTCGCATTTTTTTCTCTAGAGCTTTTAGCTCCAATTCTAAACCGATAATTTTGGCGTGTAAGTCTCTCGCCCTATCCCATTTGTGCTTACAAGAAGCCTTTAACAGCTTCAAGTAAGTCTTTTTTAATTTTAGATTTAACCCTGACAGCTTAGGCATTCTTCCAGATCCTCACTGAAATCCACAAGGGCTTCTCGCTCTACAGACACACCTGTACGATCCGCTGTTTCCCCTGCGTCTGTTCGATAATAGTAAAGACCCTTCAATCCTTTCTCCCAAGAAATACGATGTACTTTATTCACGTATTTAGGATCTACACCTGCAGGAAAGAAAAGATTAAGAGATTGACCTTGACAGATAAAATCCTGTCTGGCCGCCGCATGTTCCACCACCCACTGCTGATTGATTTCAAAAGCAGTCTTATAAGTATCTTTTTCTACTTGAGATAAAAAGTCTAAGTGCTGTACAGACCCATCATTTGCAATGATAGAGTCCCAGACTTTCTTAGTGTCTTTATTCTTTGTAACTAAAAGATTCTTTAAGTTTTCGTTGATGATAAGATCTGCCCCGACACGAGTGCGATGAGTGTACGCATTAGACTTAATAGGCTCAATAGAAGCACTAGTACCGCACAAGATAGAGCTATTAGCATTTGGAGCAATGGCGAGTAGGTGTGCATTTCGCATGCCCGTACCTTCCATGTCAGGAGCCTCACCAGATTCCCGGGCAAGTTCTTTAGATGCTTCCACAGCTTCTTCTTTGATGTGCTTAAACATTTCATAGTTGATGCTAGATGCCCCATGTAATCCAGATTCCCAAGGGATTAGGTTCTTCTGAAGATAACTATGGAAACCCATAGCTCCTAGACCTACTGATCGTTCCTGTTNAGCGGAGNAAANTGCTTTTTCAAGTTGGCTTGGAGCATTTCGGATAAAGAATTCCAGTATGTTGTCGAGCAGTCGGATAATGTCTCTAACCATTCCTGTTCCTTTCCAGTCGTCGTACTTTTCAAGGTTGACTGAGGAGAGGCAACAGACTGCTGTACGGTCTCGATCTGTTGCGAGATGGATTTCGTTGCAGAGGTTAGAGCCGTTAATCCGTAGACCAAGTTTTCTCTGAGTTTCTGGTAAGCCTGCGTTGGCTGTGTCGATAAAGTTAATGTAAGGTGTGCCAGTTTTTGCCCGGTTTTTAAGTATTCTCTGCCAAATCTTTCTAGCATCAAGTTTATCTCGGCAAGTTCCGTCATTTGGGTCGATAAGTTCCCACTGTCTGTCTTTTTCGTCGTCATGTGTTAATTTCTCCATGAAATCATCTGTGATATTTACTGCAGGGAAAAGATTAGGGCATTGACGATTGATGTCTCCGCCTTTAGCAGGGTCACGCACAGCGATAAACTCCCAGATGTCCGGGTGACTAACGTCCATGTACGCCGCATAACTACCCCTGCGAGTAGTTCCCTGATGGAAAGCAAGAATATCCGAATCTAATGTCTTTAAAAAAGGTATAGCACCCGGAGACTTTTTACTTACGCCACGAATGTCTGACCAGTGGCCCCCAACTCCGCCTCCCTTTACAGAAAGCCAAGCCACTTCAGACTTATGTTCAATAATCCCATGAACGTCATCAGGTACGTAAGAAAGGAAACAACTAATAGGAAGGCCCCGGACTTCTCCACCGAATTTTGGTGCGTTACTAAGTACCGGACTAGCAAACATAAACCATTGTTTCGACGCATAGTCGTATATCCTCTGGGCAAAATCTACATCACCCTCACAATATGCCATTGCCGCTCGTGCCAGAGCTTCTTGTGGGGACTTCTCGTCAGGTAACATGTAGAATCCCCGCATAAGCTTATCCGCCTGTTCTGTGAACAGTTCATCCCGCGAGTAATCTATCTTGATGCCTTTGATTTCAGTCATTCATTTGTTCCTTATAGATGTTGAATAACTTATTTAATATGTGCCGCAGTTCTTTTGCCGCACGTTCTTCTTGAGGGGTAAAGCCTTTTTGATTACTTTCAACCATAGTAAGCATCTCATCAGTAAACCCTAGTATTTTTACTAGTTGACCTTCTGGGACACGTAGCTCAATTTTTTTAATCATAGTAATCTATACCCTGATCTTTTAGACGGTCAAGAAGCCTGTCTATATAGAACTTTGCCTTCTCAATATCTTCTCGTCCGTTTTTAAATGGCGCACGTACAAGATACTCTAACGCCCTGTCCCAGTCTGAAAAGTCTGCAAAAGGCATATCGACACCTTCGCTGTATAGCTTTTGGGCTAAAGCTAAACGAATATCGATCCATTCCAGACCTTCTTTAATTACATAGTGGGGAGGGGCATTGACCATGTCCACCATCGACGCATTATTATCTGAGTCGAGCGTTATAGTTATACTCTCGTCTGATACTAAGTCAATCAGATCTATAGTTGTAATATCTTCTGCCATGAAATCTACGTCTCTCATTGTATACCCTCCGTAGGAGCAGTTAATAAATCTAAGTCTTCATCAGATAAACCGTCCATAAATTCTTGGGTTTGCGCGTCAGTGACTACTGATACATCGAAATCACCAGAGTCAATTGCTAGCTCGCCTATTTCTATTAATTGATCAGGGTACTGCTGTATTGAAGTCACTACACCAGACAACAAAGTTACTGCGGCTANAATAGCCTGCACCTTTGGGTCTTCTGAATCTTCTTCCTCTGGGGAATCCATGTTAAAACCGTAAGCGCATTGAAGATTGTTGTCTTCGTCTACAAACAATTTTACGAAAGCTTCGTTATCTTTGATGTCAATCTTCATCAAACCATTCCTCTGGTATTAGTTTATCTGCGTATAAAAAACCATGTTGGTTGCACCAATCCCCATAAGAAGTTTTAGAACCTTTACGGATTTTAGTTCTAGAACTACTGAACACAAAGCGAATATCAATAGNCCCATTATGTTGGGCCTTGATCCACAAATGTTTCTTTCTGTCTTCTAGGGTGAACCTGCCTTTTGTTTCAACCACAATACCATTAGGCAGGATAAAATCAGGAGTGTACGTTCTAGTACAAGCGGGTTGCACGAATTCAATTTTAGAGGAAGGGTCCTCGTACTTAACACGTAAACCCTTCTCTTTAATCTGAGTAGCAACTTTTTGCTCCAGACCTGACCTATAACCATACTTCTTTGCCGCGTTGCTAAATGCCATTTGGATCGTTGTACACCGTGTAATGCTTCCAAGGTTTTACCCGCGCTTGACTGGCAGAAGACTCTCTGTATTTAAGGTCAGGCCAACACTCATTCTTAAACTCACAAAATCCACAAGTCCTAGATATATGGCGGTTACCTGTAGGTACTTTGCGATAAGTTTCTGCAACGTCATCGAAGCATCGTTTAAACTCAGTAGAGTCAGATGCAATTAAGTCATAAGTGTCTTTTATCTCACCTAAAACTTTGTGATGCATTTCTTTAGAGTTGTCTGCTTCAACGAATTTCCATTCCCCTGTGGATTTATTTATGGCAATCCAACCGCCAAACTCCTTCCCTAAAGCTTCAGCGTAACCAAACCCTTGAGATACGTAACCAAAGGTATCGTCCTTAGCTAGGCTCTCAAAGTCCTTGAACTTATTTTGGAAAGAGTAAGGGGAGGCAGACTTAACATCCCAAACTTTATCGTCAATGACAACGTCATACTCACCGTCAATCTGTCTGCCATCAAGGTCTAACGTAACCTTCCCACTAACAGATTGAACATCTACCCCGGCGGCTTTCATTACGAACAGAGAGATNCACTCAATAGCATCCCCCATTANCATCTTCATAATAAAATCGTAAGGCTTNGACTCTTGTTTATCTGCCTTATGTTTCTGCATCCACAGTTGGCAGGATGGTCTGCCGATATTCGACATACGAATACCGAAAGTGCGTTTATCGGACTGGAACTGTTTACGTAAAGAAGCCTTGAAGTTTTCTCCTGCTTCTTCAATTAAGTCGTCCAGAGGAACATCAGGCGGCTCAATGGCCGCCCTCTGTAGGAAGTTCTTAACCAGAACCTCGTTCATGTTTGGTAGCTTCATTAATCTTCTACCACAGCAAATACTTCTACTGCGTCTAGCACGTTAGAATCGTTTGAATCTGACTGCCTAGAGCGAATAGAATCGTCGTACTTGCGTTTGACTTCATCGTTGATAGAAGTAATAGAAGTCAAGATGTGCTTCATAATCTCCACATCATTTGGAGAAAGTTCAGTCTTGTTTTTAAAGTCTGGATCAAAGTGAGTAACGAAATAGGTTACGCCACCATTCTTTTTCCGCTCGTTAGATACCGTAGTAGGGACATTCTGGAATGCCAAGTTCTGATCTGCACAAGGCTTGATAACTTCATTCGTGAACGTAAGGAAAGACGCACCTTTGACTCGGAACAGAACGGGAGTCTCGGGTACTTCTACAGTTTCCCCTGCCCCATTCTTACCAGTGTAAGACACAAGTCCGTACAAGTAACGGAAGCACGTAATACCTTGGTACTTGTTCTTGTCCTTCTGGTCCATCGCATGAAAGACCTTACCTTCCGGGCGGCCACATCGAACAGTCCCTGTTTCGTCAATAGGCTCTTGTCCTACTGTGTGGATAATTGAGCGGTTGATCGTGCCTTCCTTCTCTTGATCATAATGCAAGTACTGCATAAAATCGCCCAGTGCCCGGAAGATAACCTCCGTAGAATAGACACGTTCAATATCCTTTCCTGCGATAAAGAACGTACCTTTCTTCAACTCGTTGCCATCGTCATCTTCATCCTGATGATTCAGACGCAACAATGGGAGCAGGTTGTTAGATTCCTGCTCTGAAGAACCGCTTGCGCTGTTTCCTGACATCATAGACAGGAGTTTATTTGTGTCCAAAGATTGAACATCTACAGGTAAATTACTCATATATTACGTTTCCTTCTAACCAATTAGGGCCACTCTTTATCTCAATATCGAGAGGCATGACCATCTGATAATTGTATCGAGATTTTAATTCTTGGTCAACCTCTTTCATCGCTTTAACTAAAATTTCTTTGCACAACTCCTCTTCATCAGGATGAACGTCTACAACGATAGAGTCATGCACAGTAAGTACGCAAACAGATTTAGTCTTCTTTGACTTCAACATTTTGTATGCACGTATACATGCTAAGGGTACGATATCTGCTGTAGCAAAAGATTGAACAGGGTAATTTACAATTTGCGTTGCATAGGTTACTCGTCCAGAACTTTGTCTTTCCACATTGTCCCATCTCAATTGTCTACCTGACGGGAGGGTAACCGTATTGCTTTGTATTACTTGATTCTTTAATTGGGTATGCCATGAAGACAGCCCTGTGTAGATATCAAAATACTGATTGAAATAATTACGAACATGGTCAGGTTCCCCTGCACCAGTGCCACCATACAAAGGCGCAAACGTGTAGGCTTTTGCTTTTTGCCTTTCATCTTTCGTAATCTCTAACACAGACTTCTGATTGATAATCGACGCAGTTTGTTTGTGTACGTCTTTGCCTGTCGTAACATCCTCAAAGATCTGTGCGTCTTTAGATAACTCACCGGCTACTCTAAACTCTAGGCCAGAGAAGTCTGCCTCCATAATACTACCCTGATTAAACCTGCTAATCACAGCACGGCGCACAGGGAAGGTCCCGCCTCGTGGTTGGTTCTGGAAGTTAGGATCAGAAGAAGACAATCGTCCTGTCGCTGTACGACACTGATTAAAGGTCGTATGAAGTAGCCCAGAAGGCCGTG